CGGCGCGGGCCTCTACGCGGCCGAATACGGGGCGGTCGGCGCGGCCGGGGCTGGAGCCGTGGGCGCCGGCGTTGGCTCGCTGGCGGGCGGCGTGGGGGCTGTGCCGGGCGCCCTGGCGGCGGCGCCCTACGGGGCGAGGGCCGGCGCGCTCTACGGCGGAGCTAAGTTCGGTTTCGAGCTGGAGGCGGGCCTCGCCTACCGGGAGTATCAGGCGTTCCGGGACGAGAACGGTCAGCCGCTCGACCCGACGGTCGCGAAGATGGCGGCGATCGCGACGGGGAGCCTGAACGCGGGCCTCGAGGCGTTCGGCCTCGAGCGGCTGGCGGCGACGATCCCTGGCGTCGACAAGCTGACGAAGGTCGGGACGAAGGCGGCGGTCAAGGCCGCGCTCCGTCAGCCGTCCGTCCGGGCCGCGCTGCTCGAGGCGGCGACGACCTACGGGCAGACGCTCAGCATCGAGACGGCGACGGAGGTCGCGCAGCGGGCGGTCACGATCCTCTCGGGCGAGCTGGCGAAGGCGGCGAGCGGCCAGAACATCCCGACGAAGGACGTCGGCACGATCGCGGAGGACCTCGCGAACGAGGGCATCGGCGCGCTCCAGTCGTTCGCGTTCACGGTCGGCGTGGGGCCGGCGATGGGCGTCGCTCGCGTGCAGCAGCAGATCCGCGCCGGCGAGGAGAGCGCGGCGTTCTTCAAGGCGCTCGGCGGGCAGGCGGCGGCGAGCAAGACGATCGAGCGGATGCCGGAGGCGGCGCGGGCCTTCATCGAGCAGGCGACGAAGGACGGCCCGATCGGGACCGTCTACGCGCCGGCGGAGACGTGGGTCAACTACTGGCAATCGCAGGGCGTCGACGCGGCGGCGATCGCGGCCGACGTCACGGGCCGGCCGGACGCGCTCGAGCACAGCCTCCGCACCGGCGAGGACATCGCGATCCCGACGTCGCGCTACGCGACCACGCTCGCGGCGACCTCGCATAATGCGTTCTTCACGGAGGAGCTGCGACTCGCACCGGGCGAGATGAACGGCCGGGAGGCGCGGGAGTTCAAGGCGAAGCTCGAGGCGGAGGCGAAGCTCGAGCGCGAGCAGCAGATCGAGGCGGCGGCGCCGACCGTGCGGGAGGACGTGCTCCAGCAGCTCCAGGCGGCGGGCGTGCCGGCGGAGACGGCGGCGAGCTACGCCGACCTGTTCGAGTCGACGATCGGCAACCTCGCGGAGCGGTCGGGCGTCTCGCCGGAGGACCTCTACCGGCAGTATGGACTCAAGATCGAGCGGCCGGCAGTGCAGCAGCCGCAGGCACGGGAAGCGGCGCCGGCAGCGGTCAACCCCACGGGGGATCAGACTGGGAAAGTCCAAGCAACCGGCTCGCCGGCGCCGCTCCCGCTCGAGGAGCCGCTCAGCGACGGCTCGGACATCCCTGGCCTCGCGGCGCTCGAGGCGGCAGCGGCCGGGCTCGAGGTCGACCCGGTCGTCGTCGACGGCGACCAGGGCACGCAGGACAACGCGAGCGGCGAGTCGAGCGCGTCGCTCGAGGCGATGTCCCGGCTCCAGGGGATGCGCGCTCGAGGCGAGCAGTTCGGCGTCTACAACCGGGCCGGGCAGTTCCGGCCGCTCATCGGCGCGGACGCGGTCGACTACCAGCCGGCGCGGGGCGAGACGTTCGGCATCCAGGGACCGAAGGGGTTCCAGGTGCTCACCGACAACGGCGGGCGGGTTGTTGACACAAACCAGCAGGCCGGGCAGACTCAGGGGGGAACCGATGGACAGGCAGGCGCAGATCGCGGCGCTCGTGGAGAAGGTCCGGCAGGGGATGCCGGCGCGGCTGGCGCTCCGGAAGGTGGCGGAGCTGCTCGCGCCATCCTCGAGCCCTACAGCAACCCCGACCGACTCGGCGCCTACGCCGACGCGCTCGACGCAGCGCGTTCACTAGACCCGAACGTCGACGAGGCGAAGTTCCGGCAGGAGTTCGACTACCGGCTCGACATCTACGACGAGATGCAGGCCGCGCAGCAGGAGGCGGACCCTCGGGTGCTCCTGAAGGCGATCGCGGCGAAGGGCGGCATCTTCGAGGACCCGAACCAGGGCGGGTTCGTGGGCGAGCTGAGGGCGCTCCGCGAGGGCCAGAAGTTCGGCAACATCGGCGGGATCGCCGGCGTGCTCGCGGTGAAGCCGCGCAAGCTCGTCAACGTCAAGAAGAAGATCGACGGCAAGATCGAGATCCGGCAGGAGCATCGCGGCGGCATCGGGATCGATGTGATGCTCCAGGACCTCCAGGCCGACGGCCGGTTCCCCTGGCTCCAGGACATCAACGACCTCGTCGAGTTCCTCGACGACGTGCAGCGGCACGGGCTCCCGGAGCCGATCGCGGCAGTGCCGGACACGGCGGGCCTGAAGGCGATCGGCATCGACCTAGAGCGCGACTGGTGGAACGACGCCGACCGGCAGGCGATGGACCTGCTCGACGTCGACGCGATGGAGCGCGACATCCTCGAGCCGCAGGGCGAGGTCGACACGTCGTTCAACGTCGCGGAGTTCGGACAATCCCTGTTCGACCAGCTCGAGGAGCCGGGCGACGCGGTCGCGCTCACGAAGGCCGACACGCTCGACACGGGCGAGCAGCAGCCGCGCCTCCCTGGCGCCGTCGGTGACGTCCGCGACGAGGAGCGGCCGACGCCGAAGATGTCGGACATCGAGGACGAGTTCCGGCTGACGTCGGAGGTCGAGAAGCGGCGCAGCGTTCAGACGACGCTATTCCAGTCGGCGCCGGCGACGTCGACGCCGGAGTTCGAGCGATGGTTCGGTGAGAGCAAGGTCGTCGACGAGGGCGGCGCTCCGCGCGTCGTGTATCACGGCACGCAGGCCGGCGGGTTCGAGGCGTTCGACAACGAAGAAGGCGCGATCTACTTCACGGACTCGGTCGACACGGCCAGCTCCTACTCCGGGACCGGGCGAGTCGGGAACCGCGCGAGCAGGCCGTCGAACATCCCGGTCTATCTGAGCCTGAAGAACCCGCTCGTCGTCGACTTCAACGGCAACCACTACGACGGGTATCTCGCCGGCGCCGACGATCAGAACGACCCGGCCAACTGGACCGACCTCACGCTCTCCGGCGTCATCGCGGACGCGAAGGCGGCAGGGCACGACGGCGTCATCGCGACGAACATCATCGCGCAGGGGCCGGAGGGCGATCGGTTCGCCGGCAGCGACCCGGCGACGGTCTACGTCGCGTTCGAGGCTACGCAGGTCAAGAGCATAGAGAATCGCGGCACGTTCGATCCGAACGACGAGCGCATCCTCTATCAGCCGGCGTTCCACGGATCGCCGCATCGGTTCGAGCAGTTCAGCCTCCACGCGATCGGCAGCGGCGAGGGGTTCCAGGTCTACGGATGGGGCCTCTACTTCGCGAGCGAGCGCGCCGTCGCGGAGCACTACCGGAAGGCGTTGACCGATGTCGAGCGGACCACGGTCGCGCTCGACGGCGAGCCGATCGAGAAGGTCCGTTTCGGCGGGCTGAAGATCGCGGCCGGGCAGGGGCAGAACCTCACTGACGCGCAGCGCGACGCGCTCGTGTTCGCGTATGGCGACAGCTTCGAGGAGGCGCTCCAGACGTTCGTCTACAACCGCGACGTCGCCGGCAACCGCGACGTGTGGACGAAGCGCGTCGCGGCGCTCGAGACGCTGAAGGACCGACTCACCTACACGCCGATCCCGCCGGAGACGCTCCCGAAGGGGCAGGTCTACGAGGTCGACATCCCCGGCGACGAGGTCCTGCTCGATTGGGATCGGCGCATGAGTGAGCAGCCGCCGGCGGTGCAGGAGGCGCTCCGCCACCTGGGGGTGACGTGGACGCCGTTCGAGCTGCCCAACCGGGCGGACATGATCGAGCGCATCGAACGGGTGCTGAACCGCCGGCGTGACAATCTCTCGCCGGAGGAGTCGCAACGGCTGAAGGAGGGCGTCCACATCGCGCAGTTCGGCACGGATGCCGAGTGGTCGCTCTACGTCAACCGCAACACGAGCCTGATCGGCGGGCTCGACCTCTACCAGCAGATCCGGCGCGACCCGACCGGCGAGGAGGTCTACAAGGCGCTCGCGAAGCAGTCGAACCGTGACGCTCGAGCGGCGAACATGTCCGGCGGCGGCTACGAGATGGTGAGCCGCATCCTGGCGGAGAACGGGGTCAAGGGGCTGCGATACCTCGATGGGCTGTCGCGTCGCGCCGGCGAGGGCACGCGGAACTATGTGATCTTCGACGACAAGCTCGTCGCGGTCACGCAGACGTTCTATCAGTCGGAGCCGGGCGCCGTCGACGCGGCAGCGGTCGAGGCGTTCGCGTCCGACGTGAAGCAGCGCGCCGGCGAGGACCTGACGGTGTTCGACCTGCGGTTCGATGCCGGCCGGAACGTGGTCACGCTCGAGACGATCGCCGTGAAGCGCGGCGCCGCTCGGCAGGGGCTCGGGACGAAGGTCGTTCAAGAGCTGACTCGGTTCGCGGACCGGAACGGCCTCCGGCTCGAGCTGTCGCTCGCGGAGAAGGGCTATCAGCCGACGGCCGGCAGCGCGTCGACGTCGAGCACGTCGCGGCTGGCGAAGTTCTACGCGGCGCTCGGGTTCGTGGCGAACAAGGGGCGCTATCGCGACTTCACGACCAGGGCGAGCATGTATCGCGAGCCGACGATCGCGCCGACGATGCCGACGCCGCTCTCGGTGCGCCAGCCTCGCGGGCGGAACGTCGCGGCCGGCCCGCGTGCGCTCGAAGCGTTCAATGCGTGGTTCCGGCAGAGCAAGGTTGTCGACGATGACGGCCAGCCGCTCCCGGTCTACCACGGCACGCGGCGGAAGGACCGAGTCGGCTCGCGGTTCCGCAAGTCACGCGCGACGTCGGGGCCGATGGCGTTCTTCACCGACAACGAGCAGGTCGCGACCAACTACTCGACCAGCAAGGCCGACACGAGCCTCGAGGCGCCGGACTCTTACGCCGGTTGGTTCAAGGGGAAGCCGGGCGGCGGCGGTCGCGAGGTCACGATCGATCGCGCGTGGTGGCTCCTGACGGCCGACGAGCGCGCGACCGTCATCGAACGGCTCCCGACCGTCGGCTTCGAGAATCACGACCAGGGCGAGGGGCCGATCATTCAGGGCTCGGAGAGCATCGCAGGACGCGACCACATCGCGCACGTTCTCCGGGAGAAGCACGGCAACGGGCTGCTCGCGGCCGTCGACATCTGGCTCGATAGCGGGAGCCTGTTCGGAGACGAAGCGCGGTTCCTCGAGGTCCTGAAGGGGCTCGGCCTCGAGGGCTGGCGCATTGACGATCCGAACGCGACGAACCCCGGCGTGTTCGAGGTCTACCTCAGCATCCAGAACCCGCTCGACGCGCAGAACATCCCGGAGCCGGTCGTCGCGAAGCTGAAGGAGGTCGGGGCTCGCCAGCGGAAGCCGCGTTTCGAGCGCGGTGTCGACTCCTGGGACAAGCGGAGCCGCGATCCGCAGGACTGGCTCGAGGCGCTCGACCGCGACATCGAGAACGGCACGACGCTCGTCTGGACTTCGATTCCGGATTGGGTGACGGAGACGCTGAAGACGTTCGGCTACGACGGCATCCGCGACCTCGGCGGCAAGATGGGCGGCGACACGCACACGGTGTGGATTCCGTTCGAGGAGGAGCAGGTCAAGAGCGCGCGTGACAACCGGGGCACGTTCGACCCGACGCATCCGGACATCCTCTATCAGTCGGAGCCGGGCCGGCGCGGAGCGATCCGGTTCGGCGCCGATCGGCAGTTCACGATCCAGCTCCTCGAGCGCGCGGACCTGTCGACGTTCCTCCACGAGTCGGGGCATTTCTTCCTCGAGGTGCTGAGCGACCTCGTCGACAAGGTGAACGCGGCGCCGGTGTCCGGCCGAACGGAGCAGCAGCGCCAGCTCCTCGCGGACTACGCGACGCTGCTCGAGCATCTTGGCGCGACGGACCGCGCCGGCCTCGGCGTGGAGCAGCACGAGAAGTTCGCGGCCGGGTTCGAGGCTTACCTCATGGAAGGCCGGGCGCCGTCGCTCCGGCTTCAGTCCGCGTTCTCGAGGTTCCGCGCGTGGCTGGTGGGCATCTACCGCTCACTCGGCCGGCTCGGCGTGACGTTCACGCCGGAAGTGCGGGCGGTCATGGATCGCCTCGTGGCGACCGACAACGCGATCGCTCAGGCGAACGACCTCCGCGACGTCCCGCCGATGTTCACGACGGCTGAAGACGCCGGCATGTCCGATCGTGAGTTCAGCCTCTACCGGGACACGATCGCGGCGGCATCGCGGACGGCGCGCGAGCAGCTCGAGGTCAAGCTCCTAGCGGAAGTGCAGCGCGAGCAGTCGAAGCAGTGGAAGGCGCGCAAGGCGGAGATCGCGGACGAGGTCACGGCGGCGGTTCACGCGGAGCCGGTCTATCAGGCGCTCGCGGCCATCCAGCGCGGGACGCATCCCGACGGCTCGCCGCTCGTCGAGGGGCTCGAGACGGAACCGCTGAAGCTCTCAAAGGCGATCCTCGTCGCGCGCTACGGCGCCGACTACCTGAAGCGGCTCCCGCGTCCGCACGTCTACAGCACGGACGGCGGGCTCGACCCGAACACGGTCGCGACCATGTTCGGGTTCTCGAGCGGCGACGAGCTGGTGAAGGCGCTCGAGGCGGCTCCGCCGATGCGCGAGGTCATCCGGGCGCGGACCGAACAGCGGATGCTCGCTGAGCACGGCTCGATGCTGCTCGACGGGACGCTCCAGGCGGCGGCTCAGGCGGCGATCGCGAACGAGGACCGGGACGCGATCGTCCGGGCGGAAATGCGGGCGCTCGGGCAGCTCCGGCGGACCCTGGCGCCGGCGAAGAAGCAGGCGGCGGAGGACCTCCAGGCGGAGCGGGCGGAGCGCGAGTATGAACGCCGGTGGCTCGAGGCGGAGAAGAAGCTCGAGGTCGCGATCGCTCGAGGCGAGAAGGACGTCGAGATCGCCGCGCTGACGGAGGAGGTCCAGAACCTCCGACGCAAGGCGCGCGGCGGCGCGGCGACGATCAACGCGGCCATCCCGTCGCACCGTGTCATCACGGACGCGGCGAAGGCGCGGATCGCCGGCATGAAGATCCGGGCGATCAAGCCCGATGTCTTCTGGAACGCCAGCCGGCGGGCGGCGCAGCAGGCGATCGAGCGCGCGGCGCGGCAGGACTTCGACGGCGCCATCGAGTCGAAGCGGAAGGAGCTGCTCAACCTCGCGCTCTACCGTGAAGCTCAGCGCGTGCTCGAGGACGTCCAGGGCCGCGTCAAGTTCGCGAAGGACCTCGGTCGGCCGGCATCGCGCTCGAGCATCGGCCTCGCCGGACACAACTACCTCGACCAGATCGACGGCATCCTCGATCGGTTCGAGTTCGCGAAGGTGTCACAGAAGGTGCTCGACCGGCGCGCGTCGCTGGTGAAGTTCCTCGAGGGCATCGAGTCGCAGGGGCTCCCGGCTGACATGCCGGAGCAGGTCGTCGACGAGGCGCTCCGGCGCAACTACCAGGACCTCACGGTTGAGGAGCTTGTCGGCGTGACGGACGGGCTGAAGCAGCTCGTTCATCTGGCGCGGCTGAAGAACCGACTCCTCAAAGCGGCGGCTCAGCGCGAGCTTGACGCGACGGCCGACGAGATCGCGGACTCGATCCGGGCGAACGCGAACGGGCGTGGAACGACGGGCCTCGAGCGCGATCGCCGGCAATCGGGCGAGCGGAGCCGGCTCGTGGCCGCGTTCTTCGCGTCGCACCGGAAGATCGCCAGCTTCGTCCGCGAGATGGACGGGTTCAAGGACGGCGGTCCGATGTGGGAGGCGATCGTCCGCCCGCTGAACGACGCCGGCGCTCGCGAGGCGGAGATGAACGCCCAGGCGACGAAGGGGTTCCAGGCGCTCGTCGACAAGGCGTTCCCGACGGCGAGCGACAAGCGGGCGCTCTACGAAAAGGTCCACGTTCCGGAGGTCGGGCGCAGCCTCTCGAAGATGGAACGGCTGATGGTCGCGCTGAATTGGGGGAATGAGGGCAACCGCGAACGCATCCGGAAGGGCGAGCGGTGGGACGACGGGCAGGTCGGCGCGATCCTCGGCACGCTCTCGAGGAGCGACTTCGAGTTCGTGCAGGGTGTGTTCGACCTCGTGAACGGCTACTGGAGCGACATCGCGGCGAAGCAGGAGCGGGTCTACGGCGTGGCGCCGGACAAGGTCGAGGCGACGCCGATCCGGACGGCGTTCGGAGACTTCGCCGGCGGCTACTTCCCGCTGAAGTATGACGAGCGGCTGAGTCCGAAGGCCGGCGCGTTCATCGACGTGGAGGAGGCGGGCCTCGCTCGAGCAGCGGCCTACGCCCAGGCGACCACGAAGCGCGGGCACACGAAGGCGCGCGTCGACGGCGTGAAGCTCCCGGTCCGTCTCGACTTTGGTGTGATGTTCGAGCACGTCAAGCAGGTCATCCACGATCTGAGCTATCACGAGACGCTGATCGACGTCGGTCGCGTCCTGGCGCATCCGGCGGTGCAGCGGGCGATCTACGACGTCCACGGGGATGAGGTCTACCGGCAGCTCAAGAACGGGATCCGCGACGTGGCGATCGGGGACATCCCGGCGACCGGCGCGTTCGACAAGGCGATCAACCATCTCCGCGCCGGCGCGACGATCGCGGGCCTCGGGTGGAACATCACGACGGCGCTCCTCCAGCCGCTCGGCCTCACGCAGTCGATGGTCCGCATCGGACCGACGTGGGTCGCTCGAGGCATGGCGCGCTGGCTCCGCGACGCGGCCACGATGGAGAACACGGCGGCATGGGTCCGCGAGCGGTCGACCTTCATGCGCGAGCGCGGCCGGACGATGCAGCGCGAAATCTCCGAAGTGCGGAACGTCGTCGGCGTCGACACGGGCCGGCTCTCGGGGTGGGTCGACGACGCGCTCAAGACGGTCAGCGCGGGGAACGTCACGCGACAGGGGATGGCGGACAGCTACTTCTACCTGATTCAGCAGGCGCAGCTCATCGCGGATCTGCCGACGTGGCTCGGCCAGTATGAGAAGGCGCTCGAGGGCGGCGCGGACGAGGCGACGGCGATCGCCCAGGCCGATCAGGCGGTGCTCGACTCGCAGGGCGGCGGGCAGGTCAAGGACCTCGCGGCGGTGCAGCGCGGCGGGCCGCTCATGCGGCTGTGGACCAACTTCTATTCGTTCTTCAACGTGACCTACAACCTCACGGCGGAGGCGACACGACGGACGGACTTCCGGAAGCCGGGGCAGGTCGGCCGGCTCATGGTCGACTACCTGCTCCTCTACACGGTGCCGGCGGTGCTCGGCTACGCCGTGCGGGAGGCGCTCCGCCCTGGCGACGACGACGACAAGGACCTCGCGCTCGAGCTTGCGCGCGAGCAGGCGAGTTACCTCCTCGGCACGATGATGCTCACGCGCGAGCTGAGCGGCGTCGTCGGTGGCGGCTACGGCTACGAAGGGCCGGCGGGGGCTCGCGCCCTGGCGAGCGCGTCGAAGCTACTGAAGCAGGTCGAGCAGGGCGAGCCCGACGCGGCGTTCTGGCGCTCCCTGAACGACACGGCGGGCGCCCTGTTCCACTATCCGGCGGGACAGGTGAAGCGAACGATCGAGGGATTCGCGGCGCTCGTCGAGGGCCGGACGTCGAACCCCGGCGCGCTCATCAGTGGGGCGCCGCCGAAGTAGGATTCTGTGTGCAGCGTGCCGGCGCCGTTCTTGGGCCGGTTCCCGATCGGCGGTTATTCTGGCGGGGCCTTGCATCCCCGCAGGGTGGTAGGTGGGATGACGATCGACTGGACCATCAACATCGGCGCGATCATCGGCGGACTCGTCTCCGGGCTCGTGGCAGTCGGCGGCGCCTACACGGCGATGCTGAGGTTCTGGCACAAGGTCGACACCCGGATCGGCTCCGCTGAAACGACGCTCAAGACGCACGCGGAGGCGCTCACGGCGCACGGCGAGCGGGCCTCGAGGCACGAGGCGATGATGATCGACGTGATTCAGGACGTCGCGCGCATCATCGGCCAACTCAACCCCGGACCGTGGGGCGGAGGCGAACGGCGGAGCCCGTCGTGAACCTGACGCTCATCCGCGAGCCGTCGACGAACGACGCGACGTTCGGCGTCCTGTTCGTCGACGGGCGGTTCGAGTGCTTCACGCTCGAGGACGTCATTCGCGACGGCCCGAAGGTCTACGGGGCGACGGCGATCCCGGCCGGCCGCTACCGCGTCATCGTCTCGATGTCGCCCAGGTTCCGGCGGCGGCTCCCGCTGCTCCTCAGCGTGCCGGGGTTCGACGGCATCCGGATCCATCCAGGCAATCACCCGCGCGAGACGGAGGGGTGTATCCTCGTTGGGCTCCGCCGGTCGGTGGGCTCGAGTGAAGTGCTCGAGTCGAGGCTCGCGTTCAACCCGCTGCTCGAGAAGCTCGAGGCGGCGTGCGGCGCCGGCGAAGTGTGGATCACCATCATCAACCCCGGAGGGCTGACATGATCGTATTGAAGGCAGGCGAGCGACTGGTTCCAGGGCAGGAGGTTCGAGCGGAGGGGATGCTCCTCGCCTACCAGGGCGACGGGAACCTCGTGCTCTACCGGCGCGACGGCGCTCCCGTGTGGGCGAGCGACACGTTCGGCGCACCGGGCGAGGTCGCGATGCAGGGCGACGGGAACCTCGTCGTCTACGACGCGCACGGGGCGCCGCAGTGGGCGAGCGACACGTTCCGGGCTGGCGGCGTGCTCGAGCTGACGCGGGACGGGCTCCGGATCACGGCGCAGGCGACCGTCTGGCAGACGCCGGCGTTCGACCCTGGCGAGGAGCCTCCGGCGCCGGTGGTCGGGCTCCACGGGCCGAACCGGATCATCGGCAACCGGGCGGTCGGTGACGATCGCGGTCCGCAGCTCTACACGGGGCTCAGCCGGTTCTACCATGTGTGGGCGGCGGGCGTGGACCTCGATCGCGTGAAGCGCGAGGACGCGGCCGACGTCGCGGCCGGGCACGACTTCAAGCGCGTGCTCCTCCAGGTCGGGTCGCTCGACCCGTCGGACTATTGGGCCGGCCGCGTGGCCGACCAGAACAGTCCGCACCACGAGCGCGACGTCGTGAACGTGCTCGAGTCGGCGCGGCAGCACGGGATCCGGATGCTCGCCTGCATCATCGGCAAGGGCAACGGCATGGACCGGCAGGACCGGCGCCGGCCCTACGTGCGGCGCATGGCGCAGATCCTCCGCGACTACCCGGATGTCGTGCTGCTCGCGCAGGTCATGAACGAGCCCTACGCGGAGGGCCGCGTCACGCCGAACGAGCTGCTCGAGCTGGAGGACATCATCAACGCGGAGGCGCCGGCGCTCCTCACGTCGACCGGCGCGCACGGGTTCGAGTCGGAGGGCGGCGGGTTCGATCGTCGAGCGTGGGGCCGCGTCGGCTCTCCGCACCCGGACCGCGACCAGACGAAAAGCGAGATGCGCGACCGGCCCTGGCGTCAGCCGTGGGATTGGGGCCTCCAGGGCGCACCGTGGGAGAACGACGAGCCGATCGGGCCTCGAGCCTCGGTGGCCTCGGAGGACCGTCCGCTCGTGCTCCGCTCGCACGCGACGGTCACGTTCATGGCCGGCGGGTTCGGCTACTGCTACCACGCGGACGAGGGCATCAGGGGCAACGGCGACGTCACGCAGGCGCCGGGCTATCGCGAGGTCGCGGCGGCGAAGCAGTTCCTCCCTGGCAACCTCCCGAACGGCGCTCCGCAGAACGCGCACCCCAATTTCCCGAACCGTCACTGGACGCTCGAGGACGACTACATCCGGGCGGCGAACGGCAACGGGCGCGGCATCGTGCGGGCCTACGGCGTGCAGCTCGACGGGGTGCAGTGGACGGTCCCGTTCGGCCCGGTGACGGACTACGAGCTGAAGGCGGAGCGCGCGATGCACGTCGAGTGCTTCCAGCAGGACGTCAACGATCGGCTGTGGGAACGGCAGGTCGGCGCCGGTGAGCGGGTGCGGTTCAGCGCGCAGCATCCCGACTACCTCCTCAAGTCTCGCGCGCTGTAGGAGTCACTCACTCATGGACCTGAATCAGATCCTCGCGCCGCTCCTGGCGGATGGCATCACGAAGGCGCTCCTCTACCTCGCGAGCGCGGGCGGGTTCGCCGTCGTGTTCCCGAAGCTCCTCGAGCTGGCGAAGGGGCGCGTCCCGTTCATCGACCAGAACCGCGAGGTCATCCTCCGCGTCGTGTCGGTGACGGCGACGCTCGTCGCGTCGCTCGGCATCGGCTACAGCTACGACCTCGGCACGGGGAAGCTCGTCATCGACGGGCTCACGCCGATCAATCTCGCGTGGTTCGTGCTCCTGTTCGCCGGGCAGTTCGGACTCCAGGAGTGGGTGTATCAGCGGTTCCTTAAGGGTCGGCGGTAGACTCAGCGGACGGAGGTCCGCCATGTAGCGCGCAACGGGGCGAGCGGGGGGTTGTTGACACAAACCTCCCGCTCGACTAACCTCGGCGCATGGTGAAGCAATCACTCGGCGGACGTCCTACCATCTTTGGGCCTCGTGACGGCAAGACGGTTCACGGCAGGCTCTCCAAATACTCAACGAAGCGGCTCGAGGCGGCGCGGCGCGACCTCGCGAAGCTGGCCGGATGGGAGCCGGAGAACGTCTCCGACTCCGACACGCTCGAGTTCCTGGCGCGCGGCGAGGAGTCGACGCGGGAGTTCCTCGAGGCGAAGGCGAAGGGGGCGAAGTGAGCGCGGCGCGCAAGAAGGCGCCGGCTCCGTCGACGGCGCTCGCGAAACGGCTCGACGATCGGCTCGCGAAGCTCTCGCGGCAGGTCGCGCGGCTGAAGGCGACGAAGGTCGAGGTCCTTCCGGCGGAGACGGCGGTCGCGCTCCCGGCCGCGCTCCAGTCGCTCACGCTCACCGACACGGCGCAGCTCGGGCAGATCGGGCTCCAGCCGCTCGAGCTGAGCGAGGCGGCGGAGGCGGTATGCGCGGAGCCGGTCGTCGACGAGCGCGTGCTCATCCTCCCGTCCGGTGCGGTCTACCTCTCGCACACCGAATACACGAAGTGGTTCAACCGGGCTTTCGGCCGGGCGCAGTGGTCGGCGGTCCCGGTGGCGACGCCGAAGCTGACGCCGGTCCCGAACAGCGAGAAGAAGTTCCTCGTCACGCAGCCGTTCGTCCTGTTCGTCCACGGCAAGGCGGTTGCCCAGGCGACGGCGGAGGGCGCCTACCACGAGAACAACAAGGAGCAGACGCACGCCGACGTCGTCGAGGCGCTCAACGCGAGCGCGCTCCGGCGGCTGGCGAAGCGGCTCGGCATGGGCCTCGAGCTGTGGGATCGGGCGTGGGGCCGGGCGTGGCAGGCGCGGTTCGCGGTCAAGGTGTGGGTCGACGGGGAGAACCGTCCACAATGGCGCAGGAAGGACGATCCGCCGCTCCCGAAGGAGAAGGGGGTCGCGGCCGACCGTTCGCCGCAGGGCGGGCAGGCTGGCGAGCCGGGCGGGGCGTCTGAGCCCAGGGCTCGAGGCGCTCGCGAGCCTCAGACGACCGACACCCGGAAGATCACGAAGGGCTCGAAGGAGAAGCCGGGGCAGGTCGAGCGGCTGTGGGCGATCGCCAAGACGGCCGGCCGGAGCCCGGAGGAGATCAAGGGCTACCTCCGGATCAGGCTCGGCATCGAGTCGACCTCGGACATCCTCCGGCGCGACTACGAGGGTGTCATCAAGGACATCCAGAAGCCGGGGCCGATGATCGACGCGGCGCTCGTCGACGACGGTGGGGGCGAAGTGGGGCGCGAACCAGGGATGGAGGGCTGAGATGGGAATGGACCGATACGACGAAGCCGACGATCGGCGGATGCGGGAGGCACAGAAGGCGCTCGTCGACGCGCTGCTCCCGTTCACGGCGAACACGCCGTCATGGTTGCTCTGCCTCGCGCTGGCGCGCGTGCTCCGCGTGCTGCTCCGCAAGGCACCGAAGGCGCGGCGCGACGAGCTGCTCCCGACCCTGTTCGCCTACCTCCGGGGCGACACGCAGGCGCCGGCCGACAAGGGGCTGATCTGGACTCCAGGCGATGACGATCCTCGACTCGTCAACTGAGCCGGTCCTTCGCTTCGACGCTGACGCGCACCAATACATCGACATGGGGACGGGGGAGATTCGTCGCAGCGCGACGCAGCTCCTCGTCCTGGCCGGCGAAGTGACGGAGGAGTTCTACACGGAGGAGGGCCGCGAGCGCGGGACGCAGGTTCATCGGCTCACGCTCGATTACGACCTCGGCGCGATCGACGTCGAGGACTGTGTCTCGAAGTATCGCGGCTACCTGCTCGCCTACGCGGCGCTCTCGGAGGCGGTGCAGCGGCCGGAGTGGGAGAGTCTCGAGGAGGCGATCGCTCACCCGGTGCTCCCGTTCGCTTGCACGCCGGACCGCGTCGGGCACGTCTACAAGCTGCTCAGCGTGGCCGAGATCAAGAGCGGGCCTTACGTCTACCCGAAGAAGAAGGGGCGACCCGGTCCGCACGAGATTCAGACGGCGCTCCAGGCGCTCGCGGTCGCGGCGCGGAAGCGGATTCGCCCGGAGCTGGTGAAGCGGTGGGGCTTCTACATCCAGGGCGACGGGACGTTCAAGGTCATGGAGTTCGTCAACCCGGCGGACCTGCGACGGGCGAGGGAGATCGTCCGCGAGTTCTGCCTGTGAGATGCCGGAGGGCTGTGATGTGGGGTGGCAGTAACTTCAAGGAAGTGCGACCGTCCGCGAAGGTGCAGCGGGCGCTCCGGCGGTTCGATCGCGATCGCGAGGAGGAGGCTGAGAAGCGGAAGGTCCGGCAGCGCGATCGTGGATGCCGGTTCCCGCTCTGTGGATGCCGGCGGCTCCGGCTGACGCTCGAGGTTAGCCACAACGAGCACAAGGGCATCGGTGGCAATCCGGACCGCTCGAGGTCGACGGCGCCGCTCATGATGCAGCTCTGTCGTGAGCGGCATCGGACGAACCCGTTCAGCGTTCACAACCGGGCGATCGAGTGGGAACCGCTCTCGAAGCGCGAGGGCGCCGACGGCCCGGTGAAGTGGTTGATCGACCGGCGGCTCCTCCGCTACTACCTGGAGGGCGGGCAGCGGCCGGCGGAGGCGAAGCTCGTCGAGGTTGTCCGCGAGACGGCGGTCGGCATCCTCGGCCCGATGAAGGACGAGGACCGCGCGCTGCTCGAGCAGCTCGCAGAAATGAGGCTCTGATGGACTGGTGGATGCTCGCGCTCGGCCTTGCGGCAGCGGCGGCGGTGTCGCTCCCGTTCCTCCTCGACGGCGGTCCGATCTGCCCGCACTGCGACTCGACGGAGAATCAGTGCTCGGAGGCGCTCTACTTCACGGGCGCTCCGTGCTGCTCGGCGTGTTCACACTTCCGCCCTAAATCGTCTCAGGGTTCTTGACACAAACCAGCGTGCTATGCGATCGTCGACCGTCGTCGCCCGGAGGGAACCGGGCGCGACGGGGGAGGCTGAGATGAAAGCTACCGTGTGGTTCACGCCGGGCGGCGTGTTCTGGATGACGTCGAGCGACGAGGAGCCGACTCAGTGGACCGGCCGCGTCGAGGACTTCCTCGCCGTGCTCGTGCAGGCAGACGAGGATCTGCTCGAGGGCGCTCGGCTGCTCGTGGTTCCGGCGGAGCCGTGGGAGGACGGCGGTCACTGCCCGGATTGTGGGGAGCCGAAGCGGCGGCTCACGATGACCGTCGACCGTTACGTCGAGGTCTGCAACTGTCACATCGATCGTGCTGAGCGGGCGCTCGGCGTCGAGTAGGGAGGGCTGAGCGATGGCGAAGAAAACGACAACGAAGAAGGCGGCGCCGGCGGTCGTGCCGGATGTTCTCGAGGCGGAGGCTCCGGAGGTCGCGCTCGTGCTCACAGAGAGCGCCGGCGTGCTGACGTGGCTCGAGGGGCTGGCGGCGTTCTTCAAGACGGCGCGGGCGATCGAGACGGACGCGATCGCGACTCGCGATCGCGTGCTGAAGCTCCCGGTCCCGACCACGAAGGAGGAGGACGCGGCGATGCGGCAGGAGGCGCTCTCGGCCCGCGACAAGCGGAAGGGCGCGCTCGCGCATTGGGGCCCGATCACGAGCGTGCTCTCGAAGCTCCACAAGCGCGCGACGTCGGGCCGCTCGAGGGCGACCGACCCGCTCGAGGAGGCGGAGAAGTTCGCGACGCGGCAGCATGACACGTTCGAGAAGAACGAGCAGCGGCGCGCGGCGGAGGAGCAGGAGCGGATCCGGCGCGTGGAGGAGCAGAAGGCCAACGAGGCGCGCGAGCGGACCCTCCGCGAGTTCGAGGAGGCGGCGCTCGCGGCGGAGGAGTCGAGCCCGGACCTCAGTGCTCGCGAAGAAAAGTTCGTCACGTTGCACAGTGGGCTCTACGCGGACGGGACCAGGGCGGCGGCGCCGGCGGCGGCGATGCTCGCGGCGGGCGCGGCCGGCTATAAGAACCAGGCGGAGATGGCGCCACGGCTCATCGCGAGCGACAAGATCCGGGCGGCGATCGCGGCGCGTCAGTCGGCTCACACGATGCGGACGCAGATCGCCGTCATGCGGGAGATGCCTCCAGCGATCGACGAGCAGCTCGTCGAGGCGGCGGCGCCGCAGCTCAACTCCGGCGACTCGCACACCTGGACAGCGGTCTGCCTCGACGAGCAGGCGCTCCGCGACGCGGCGTTCGAGCAGCCGGCGCTCGGCATCCCGCGCGATCTGTTCGTGCTCGACGAGGCGGCGCTCAACCGATACGCGCGTTCGATGGAGAAGCAGATCGAACGGTGGCCGGGCGTGAAGGCGACCCGCAAGACGACGATCCGGAGGTAAGCGATGGCGTTCACGATTCGCGTCGGTAGGAAGTTCTACGCGCAGGGGCCGAACCCTCGCTGGTATGGCTCGAGCGACTTCGCGACGCACTTCACCACGGACGACGAAGCGCACGCCGAAGCGCGCGACGTCCTTCAGCTCGAGCCGACGGACTACCTCGTCGAGCCGTGCTACCCGCAGAACCCGCGACCGGCGAACGGCGGCGCGGCGCGTGCATTCAGGGGGACCCCATGAAGGTGCTGGTCGGTTGCGAGTTCTCGGGCGTGGTGCGGGAAGCGTTCCGCGCCGTGGGTCACGATGCCGTCTCGTGCGACATCCTTCCCGCTGAGGACCGGAGCCCGTGGCACCATCAGGGCGACGTGCTCGAGATTCTCGGCGATGGGTGGGAGTTGGGTATCTTTCACCCGCCCTGCACGCGGCTGACCGTGGCCGGCGCTCGATGGTTCAAGGGCCGCGAGGCTGAACAGGCCGAGGCGATCGCGTTCGTGGAGGCTCTCTGGGCGGCGCCGATTCCGATGATCGCGATCGAGAACCCTATCGGCGTGCTGTCCACGCGCTCGCGGCTCGGAAAACCCACGCAGATAATCCAGCCGTGGCAGTTCGGGCACGGCGAGACGAAAGCCACATGTCTGTGGCTGAAAGGGTTATCGCCGCTCACGCCCACGAACATCGTAGAAGGCCGGGAGGCGCGGGTCCACCGGATGCCACCGGGGCCGAATCGGTGGAAGGAACGCAGTCGCACGTATCAGGGCATCGCCGACGCGATGGTTCGGCAGTGGGGTGAGCGGTGAAGCTCCGCGACTACCAGGAGGGGCAGCTCGAGGCGATCGCGAAGAACCTCCTCGAGCTGAACCTGAACAGACTCCTCATCAAGAGCCCGACGGGCACCGGGAAAACCGTGGTGTTCGCGGAGATCCTGAAGTGGCCGCTCATCCGTCAGTGGCTCGCGCAGTTCCCGGAGAACGAGCGGCGGATGCTCGTCATCGCGCATCGCGAGGAGCTGCTCGAGCAGGCGGCGGAGAAGATCCGGCGGGCGAACCATGGCCTCCTCGTCGCGATCGAGCAGGCGGAGCGGCGGGCATCGACGCACGTCGACGTCATCGTCGCGAGCGTGCCGACCCTGGCGGCGATGGGGTTTCGCCGGCTCGAGCGGCTGCTCCGTCGGATGCGGTTCCGGATCGTGGTCGTCGACGAGGCGCATCACTCGGCGGCGCGGACCTACCGGCAGACCCTCAGCCGGCTCGGGTTCCTCCCGCCGATGGCAGCGGACGACGACGAGACGGCGATGGAGCTGGAGCGGGCGGTCGAGTCGGACGTTCAGATGATGGAGCAGGCGCTCAAGGGGTGGGACCGTATCGCTCCTCGCGACCAGCTCCTCGTCGGCGTGACGGCGACGCCGAACCGGAGCGACGACGTCGGGCTCGGTTGCGTCTACCAGACGATCGCCTACTCCTACGCGCTGAAGGACGCGATCCGCGACGGCTGGCTCGTGCCGATCACGACGTGGGTTGTCGAGACGTCGACCTCGCTCGACGAGGTGAAAACGCGGGGCGAGGAGTTCGTGCAGCGCGACCTCTCGAACACGGTCAACACGGACGAGCGGAACCTGAAGGCGCTCGCCGCATGGCGGGAGCAGGCGGAGGGCCGGCCGACGATCGTGTTCGCGGTCGACGTGGCGCACGCGCACGCGCTCGCCGGCGTGTGGGGCGACGCCGGGTTCCGGGTGGCGGTCATCAGCGGCAAGACGCCGAAGGACGAGCGCCGTCGCACGATCGCGGCGTTCCGTGAGGGCCGGCTCGACGTGCTCTGTAACTGCATGGTGTTGACGGAGGGCACCGACCTTCCGATGGTGAGCTGCATCGTTCACGCGGCGCCGACGAAGTCAGCGGCGCTCTACGAGCAGAAAACCGGGCGCGGGCTCCGGCCGCTCCCTGGCGACCCGACGGGACCGGAGCGCGCGGAGTTCCGGGGCGTGCTCGCGAAACCTGACTGCATCGTGATCGACGTCGTCGACGTCTCGAAGCGGCATTCACTGATGACGGCGCCGGTGCTCTACGGGCTCCCGCCGGGGCTGCTCGCGAAGGAGCCGAAGCCGCTCGAGGACCTCGAGGCGGAGCTGCTCAAGCTCGAGGACGAGTTCCAGGACTTCGACATCGCGGGGCAGTTCGTCGACGGCGCGCATCTCTCGCTCGAGGATCTGCGCGCGAAGGCGGAATACCACGACGTGTGGAAGGTCGAGCAGGCGGCGCTCGGCACGGGCCGGGCGCTCGCGTGGACCAGGGTCGGGGACTGCTACGAGCTGGAGTATCCCTGGCGCGACGCGGCGGGCATGGACGGATGGGAGCGCGTGCGAATCTCGATGGACCCGGCGGGCCGGTGGGAGGTTCAGCTCATGTTCAAGGAGCGCGTCGCTCGAGGCGAGCGGCGGGCGCCCACGCGCCGGCAGCAGACGATCGCGAACAGCCTCTACAGCTCAGACGACGCGGCCGGCGTCGCGGAGGCGTTCATTCTGAAGCATCGGAGGGCGACGACGAAGCACACCAAAAAAGACGCGCCGTGGCGATCGCGGCCGGCGAGCGACAAGCAGCTCGAGCTACTCGCGCGGATGCGAATCGAACACGGCGCGGAGATCACGGCCGGGGAGGCGTCCGACCTGATCAACACCAAGACGATGCGACGGTTCTAGAAGTGCGCGGAGCAGCCGTGTCCGTTGCAGATGACGCCGTCGTTGCCGGAGAAGTAGATGTAACCGGCGATCCCGATCAGCCACGCGAGCGCCATCGAGCCGAGTTCGAGTGCAGCCTGTTGCGGGGTATACATGACGGTCCTTTCGTGAAGATGACAACCCGAAGCCGATGGGCGGCAACGGGCAACGAGGAGCCGAGGGAGGCTCCGACCATGAAGCAGTATGCAGCAACGATCGTGATTCTCCTGGCGCTCTCGCTCTCGAGCGTGCAGGCTCAGCAGCTCAGGACGTGGGAACAGCCGAAGGAGTGCAAGGTCGAATGTCCGGCCGGGCCTCCGGGACCGAAGGGCGATCCGGGGCCTCGCGGCCCGCAGGGACCGGCGGGACCGGCGGGACCTCGGGGTCCTGAAGGGCCGCAGGGACCTCCGGGCGTCGTTCCGGCGCTCCCGCCGTTGCCGGCGTTCGACATCGGCGTCCACGGATTCACGCTGCTCCCTGGCGACCTCCGCGTTCTCGGTGGCCGGTGGCATCTCCTCACCTACGAGACGACGCAGCGGGCCGCGCTTCTCGTGGACCTCACGACGTGCGTCGCTCAGGTGCGGTTCAACTTCGACGCCGGCATCGGGGCGCCGCTCACCTGGAACGCGGTTCAATGGGTCACGGACACCGACTCAGTCTGGAGCCACGGCGGGGCGATGTGGTCGTTCCGATGGGGCGGTCCTGGCGCGGTCGTGGTGAACCTGAACGCGCTGAGGTTCGACGACCCGAAGCTCGGGCCTCAGACGCCGTTCTGCCGGTGGCGGTAGGATCGCCGTTCGATCGCCGCTACATCTTGGGGCTTTGATCTGCTCGAGCGGGAGGGAGTAAAGTCACGGCCGGCGCATGGGTGGGGCCACGCGCCGGCCGTATTGTCCTGGACGTTGCGGCGCGGAGGGCTGAGTCTCGACGTCCGCCACGGTGCGAGGACGTCCGCATTCTACCCGCTACAACCCCAACACGTCACGCCGGGAGCTACCGCCACCGGGGCGAGGCGTTCATAGGCGCGCTACCGGGGAGCTGCTCAGCGCGCGGGGTGGGGCATGGTCTAGAGCCCGCAGGGGACCGCGACGACGCGGACGATAGTCTGGACATCTTCGAGGGCGTCGATCGCTGCTCGAGGGCCGACGTGGGCGGGCCGATGGGGCATCCCAAGTCAGTCGGCAGGGGCCTTCCGTATGGGGGGCCTCTGCCTCGGAACGAACCTCCGAAGCTCCCAATTAGGGATCTTGAAGTGTTCGAGGGAGATCGATCATGAGTGAATCGACGTTGAAGATCGAGGACGTGCTCCAGGTTGTCGCGGAGCTGAAGAAGATGCGGGACCGGCTCGACGCGATGGTGCGCGACCTCGAGGCGAAGCTCGAGGGCTCGAGGACCGTCGGGCAGCAGATGAAGGATCTGACGGAGGAGTTCGTCAAGCTGTGGGCGCGGCGCTACGGCCGGCCCTACGTCCACGGCGGCGCGAAGGACGCGACCGCGCTCAAGCGGCTCCTGAAGTCACTCGACCCGGCGGAGATTCGCCGGCGCATGGTGTTCTACTTCTCGAACGACGATCCGTTCTACGCGAAGGCGGCTCACTCGATCACGATGTTCGCGTCGACGATCAACCAGCACGTCGGAGCGAGCGAGCAGCGGGCGCTCGAGCAACCGGCGGCGGCGCCGGCGGACTGTCGGCATCAACCGCCATGCCGGAGCAACGTCGAACACACGCGGCGCGTTCAGCAGGAGATCCGGGCGTGACGTCGAAGCAGCAGCAGACGTTCGAGCGCGTGCTCCCGCACAACCTCGAGGCGGAGCGGAGCGTGCTCGGCGCGGTGCTGCTCCACAACGACGCCTACGACATCGCGGCGCGCATCGTGACGCCGGCGGATTTCTTCCGCGACGCGCATCGGCGGATCTTCCTGGCGATGGCGAAGCTCCTCGAGCGCCCTGGCGGCGCGGTCGATTTCCAGACGCTCCGCGAGCAGCTCCTCCGGGTTGGTGATCTGGAGGAGGTCGGCGGCGCGGCCTACCTCGCCGGGCTCGTCGACGGCGTGCCTCGAGCGACGAACGTCCGACACTACGCGGGCATCGTGAAGGACAAGGCGCTCCTCCGGGCGCTCATCTACGCCGGCAACAAGATCGTCAGCGCGGGCTACGAGGCGGAGGATGACGCGGAGCAGATCCTCGGAGACGCGGACGCGACGCTGCTCTCGCTCAGGCAGGGGCGCCGCTCGTCGAACGTGCATTCGGTCGGCGCTCGAACCGGCGAGCTATTCAAGGTGCTCGAGCAGCGGGCGCAGCATCGCGGGCAACTCATCGGCGTTCCGACGGGATGGGACTCCGTCGATCGGATGACGATGGGCTGGCGTCCGGGGAACCTGATCATCGTCGCGGCGCGACCGTCGATCGGGAAGTCGGGGCTCACGCTCGGGAGCTGTCGCGCGTGCTGCGAGTCGTTCAGGCCGGACGGCTCGAGGCGTCGCGCGCTCGTGGCCTCGATGGAGATGACGAAGGAGGAGCTAGAGCTTCGCCTGCTCTCGCAGCTCACCGGGCTCAACTCTGTGAAGCTCGAGGGCGGGTTCCTGGCCGGCTCCGATTGGGAGCAGCTCAACGCGGGGCTCGAGCGGATGGCCGACCTCGAGCTATTCATCGACGACACGCCGTCGAGGACCGTGGCCGACATCAGGGCGGAGGCGCGGCAGCTCCTCGCAGACGGCGGGCTCGACCTCGTCGCGATCGACTACGTTCAGCTCATGGGCGGCGCCGACACGGGCCGGCGGCAGACGAACCGGAACGAGCAGATCACACAGATCGCTCGCGACCTCAAGGTTCTCGCCGGCGAGCTGGCGCTCCCGATCATGGCGCTCTCGCAGCTCAAGCGAATCGACGGCCGGCCGAAGCTCTCGGACCTCCGCGAGTCGGGCGCGCTCGAGCAGGAGGCGAACCTCGTCGCGCTGCTCCATCGGCCCGATCACACGGTGGGCGGGCCGACGGCGTTCATCCTGGCGAAGAACCGGAACGGCCCGACGGGGGAGGAGACGCTGACGTTCGTCAAGGAGTGCGCGCGGTTCGACGACGGGGGCGACCCGCTCCCGCAGGAGACGCCGGCGGAGGAGAAGAAGCAGGAACGCAAGGCGGCGCGGGCGCGGACGTTCGCGCGACGCGCATCAGGGGGTTGACGTGGCTGAGGTTTGTGGCAAGAATGCCGGGGTGGGGCGGACATACATCGGCGTCGATCCGGGCGTGAGCGGGGGAATCGCCGGCGTCGACGACCAGGGCGCGATCGTGTTCGCGGTGAAAATGCCGGACACGGTTCACGGGTTGCTCTCGGTGCTCCGGCAGCGGAGCAGCCGGGCGATCGCGCTGCTCGAGTTCGTCCACGCAACCCCGCAGATGGGCGTCCGGTCGGCGTTCACGTTCGGGCACGGCGTCGGCCGGCTCGAGGCGTCGCTCGAGGCGTCGGGGATCCCCTACTCGGAGATCGCGCCGGCGAAGTGGCAACGGCTGATGGACTGCCGGACCGGCGGGAACAAGAACGTCACGAAGGCATGGGCGGCGATGCGGTGGCCTGAAACGAAGATCACTCACGCGATCGCGGACGCGCTCATCCTGGCGGAGTGCTGTCGTCGACTCGAGCAGCGGCAGCACGCGGCAACAGCTCGAGGTTCACAGTGAGGTAGACCGATGGCGAAGAAGTCGAAGCGGGCGCCGGCAGGACACACCCGAAAGCGCGCCGCGAAGAAGTCGAGCAGCAGCTCGAAGCGGCGCACGCTGAAGCAGCCGCCGCTCGGCGGCATGGAGCAGGTTCGGCACGTTAAGCTCGATCGGCTGTGCGAGTCGATCGGGGACACGCGCGAGAAGAAGAACCAGCTCCAGGCGGACGAGGACGCCGACGTTCAGGCGGCGCTCGACTACATGGTGAAGGAGAAGGTCGCGAGCTACCATCACCACGGGCTCGAGCTGGTGCTCCGCCCTGGCGCGTTCAAGCTGGCGGTCCGCAAGCACAAGGAGATCACGGCCGACGGCGGTCCCGACGGCGCGGACGAGGGCGGCGAGGGCAAGGGTGGCGAGTAACCTCACGTCACGGAGCGCGGTCCGGCAGGCCGCGCTCCAGCTTTTCGACGAACGCCCGTTCGAGGTCGACGGGTTTCGCTTCACGGCGCGAGCCGTCGAGCCTGTCGGTCATCCCTCCGCCGACCAGTGGCAGGGCGCGCTCACGTTCGCGGAGGCGTGCCATCAGGCGTCGGACTACTGGATCGGGGACCTGCTCGCCTACGCGGAATCGCGCTCGGACTGGCAGGCGCGCATCGACCAGATCAAGGCGGTCACGGGGCTGGCGCATCAGACGCTCCTCAACCGGACCTACATCTCGCGGCACGTTGGCATCGAGGAGCGGTCCGTCTCGCCGTCGATCGGTCACTCGAAGATCGTCGCGCCGATGGATGCGTCGATGCAGCGCGTCTGGCTGGAGAAGGCGACGCTCGAGGGCTGGACGCCGTCGGAGCTGGAGCGCGAGGTTCGCGCGTCGAGCCGGCGCAAGGTGGTCAGCGGGCAGGCGAAGCTCTCGGGGAAGTATCGGGTCATCTACGCCGACCCGCCCTGGCGCTACCGCAACACGGCGGGCACGAAGGGCAACAGCTCGGTCAAGGAACACTATCCGGATATGTCGATCGAGGAGCTGTGCGCGCTCCCGGTCGAGGCTCACTGCGAGAAGAACGCGGTCCTGTTCATGTGGGTGACGGTCCCGCTGATGTTCGAGAACCCCGGTCCGCGCGAGGTCATGGAGGCGTGGGGCTTCCGCTACCAGTCGCTTCAGACGTGGGATAAGGTGCTCGGCAACCCTGGCCGGTTCCTGCACATCACGACGGAGCATCTCCTGATCGGTGAGCGCGGCAACTGTCCGCCCGACGAGGCGGGGCTCCCGAAAAGTCTGTTCACGGAGCGGCGCACCGGGCATAGCGTGAAGCCGACGGTCACGCGGAAGATGATCGAGATGATGTTCACGACCGGACCCTACCTCGAGCTGTTCGGGCGCGATCTGGTGAAGGGCTGGCATGTGTTCGGGAACGACCCGAAGCTCTGGAGCGGGGAGGGGATCGATGGCGTCAAAGCAACCGGGAAGAACGCTCGCTGAGGAGCAGGCGTATCAGCAGGGGCGCGTCGAGGGTCGGCGCGACACCCTGCTCGCGCTCGGCGGCGCGTTCGGGAAGGTGCTCGAGCCCGACTCGCTCAGCTCGCTCGCGACGGCGCTCCTCGATGGGCTCAGGGCGAACCCTCCGCTACTCGAGCCGAGTAGTGAGCCGGTCGACCCGACGGACCCGACTGAGCCGGCCAACTGGCGGCACCCGCAGCCGGGGCCGGAGGTCTACACGGTCGAGGGGTGCATCTTCCGCTACTGCCCGCATCCGGAGCGGTGTCGCGAAGTCATGCCGACCGGCTGCACGACGATCCGGGACGCGGCCGGCGCGGAGCTGAAGCGATGAAGGTCGAGGCGCGGCGGAACGACCTGAAGCTCACGCTCGAGACGAACACGCTCGAGGCTCACGCGCTGATGACGGACAACCGGGCGGCTGTCGAGGAGACGCTCCGGCGCGCGGCTGACTGGTTCCAGGCGGAGGTCGAGCGGCTGCTCGCTCCGCCGGCGACGACGCCGGTATTCGACAGCCGTGGGCGGCAGATCGGGCTCCACATCGCAGAGAAGAACGCGAGCCCGCTCGTCGCCTACGGGCGGAAGTTCAACCAGGACCCGCTCCACGAGTTCAGGCCGGAGCCGCTGAAGCACTATCACGCGAAGCTCGGGCCGGCGGTGCGGTCATGATCGTCCCGGTCGAGGTCCGCTGTTGCTGTGAGCCGGGGAAGCTCCTCGGCTGGCTCCAGCTCCCGCAGGAGCTGGTCGTCGAGGGGCGCGTGCTCCACTTCGCGTTCTACAAGGCGCCGACGCTGGACCCTGGCGAGCTGCTGCCGTCGACGACGAGCCGCGTCGAGGTCCGAGCGACCGTGCGGCGGTTCGAGCGGACCTACCAGCTGCAGATTCCAGACTCCTGGACCTACGAGCCGACGCAGCGCGTGTGCTATCTGGCGCTCGACTCCGGTCATCAGCCGCTCGACGTGTGGCGGAACGTGCGTGGGTTCAGGGCGAACAGCGTCACGCGGATCGCGTCGTGACCTGTCGGCACTGTGGGAAGCGGCCGGCGCCGCTGATGTCGAAGCTCGGGCTCTGCCGGATGTGTCTCAAGCTCCGGCGAGCAGCTCGGGATGGTAGGGTGAACGGGCGCTGGTGGAAGCGCCCGCAACAGGAGGGCTGATGCGTATGGCGACAACGGAGAATCACACGAACCTCGCGGGGTTCGTTCAGGTGGACCGGATCGAAATCGGGTGGCTGTCGCTCGAGCAGGCGCGGCTATTCTGCGAGTGCGGCGACGACCGCATCCGTCGAGCGGTCCGCAGTGGTCGACTCAAGGCGTTCGTGAAGCGCCAGCAGACGGCGACGCAGGTCTACCGCAAGGGCTGGCACTTCGAGCGCGAGGAGCTGGCGCGGTGGGTGGCGGACGGCAAGCCGACGGAGTCACTGAAGCCGGAGCCGCCACCGGCGAGCCTGTCCCCGGACGCGAAGCCGCTCCCCGACTCCGACATCCGTCTGCTCTACAAGATGGTCGCGGAGCTGACGGGCAAGGTCGACGCGATGGCGGCGGATCTGGCGGTGCTCCGGAAGGCGCTCGGGTAGGCTGGAGGCGGCGATGGCGCGGGGGAAGGATCACGGCAACACGGGGCGCGAGAAGCCGCTCACGGCGAAGCAGGCGATGTTCTGCCTCGAATACGAGGCGAACGGCCGGAACGCAGCGCGGGCCTACCTCAAGAGCCATCCGGGGGCCTCCCTGGCGACGGCCTACGTGAACGGCTGTCGGATGCTCAGAAACGCTAAGGTCGCCCGGACGCTGACGCAGCTCCGGGCGGACCGGGTCAAGCGGCTCAACATGGACGCCGACGAGGCGGCGATGCTGACGGCGATCAGCGCGCGGGCGGACATCCGGCTCGCCTACGACGGCGAGGGGAAGATGCTGCCGCCGGACCAGTGGCCGGACGAGTTCGCGAAGGCGGTCAAGAGCATCAAGGCCGACGGGACGATCGTGCTCCACGACCAGCAGAAGGCGCGCGAGACGGTCCTGCTCATGGCGGGCAAGCTGAAGCAGACGGTCGACGTGAATCACTTCGACCACATCGGGTATCTCGCGGGCAAGACGCGCGAGCTGAGGGAGGCGGGGCATGGCGAGCAAGGTCGAGATACTGAAGCGGATCGGCAAGGTCGGGCTGAACCTCGTCGGGCTCCAGGCGGGCGCCGGTAAGGACAAGGTCCGGGCGCTCGAGGCGGAGCGGGAGCTGCTCGAGCTGAAGCTCGCGCTCGCGCGGCAGGCGCTCTCGGACATCTACGCGCTCGTCGAGCCGTTGCAGGTCGACGGAGCGACGACCTACGGGCAGGTCAAGCGCGAGGCGTTCGAGGCGCTCGAGGTCATCGGGAGAGTCGAATGAACGAAGAACCGATCCGGCTGAAGTTCGGCGGCAGTGGGCCGAAGCCGAAGCAGATGGTCACGAAGCAGGACGTCGTCGGCCTCAAGGCGGACCAGCAGGTCAGCTCGCTCGACGGGCGGGCCTACGACGGCAACCGGGCGACCGGGGCGCTCAGGCTCCAGGGCGGGAGCGATCGCGTCCACCGTCGCGCTCAGGGGCTCAGCGGCCGGCAGTGGAAGAAGCTCCGCAAGGCGGCGCGGCGCTCGAGCGTGCCGGTCGACGACCTCGGCAACCCGGAGCCGGCGGACCTCGGGGAGCGCGACCTCGGGGAGCACGGCGAATGAGGTCCGGGGCGAAGCGCGGCCGGCATCCTGCGGAGCGGTGGCGGGACGTGTCGCACGACTGGCTCGAGACGGTTCACGTCGTGCCGGTGGGCGACCTCCGGGCGCACCGTGAGCGCGGGACGACGTGCTGGTGCGAGCCGAAGGTCGAGCGGCTCGATCGCGGCGTGCTCGTGACGCACAACAGCATGGACGGGCGCGAGCTGATCGAGAAGCACGGGCTCCAGTGACACGCGAGACGCAGCGCGAGATCGTGAAGTGCGATCGGTGCGAGGAGCCGGCGATGCGGCTCCGCCCGACGTTCTCGCCGTGGGAGTTCGAGGGGAAGTGCGAGACGCCGGGCTGTGGGAACGGCGTCACGGTGTCATGGGCGCATAGCTCGCCGGCGCCCGTGTTCGTGAAGGACGGCGAGCCCAGGCAAGGAGGGTTGTTCTGATGGATCTACCGGACGACATCAACATCACGGTTCACGAGCCGGAGGCGCCGGGCGAGTGCCATCTCGTCGACGTGCAGGGCTACGCGGGAACGGCGGCGACCATCGGCACGGGACAGGATGCGATCGTCGCGCTCGAGACGGCGCTCGTGAACCTCGAGCAGCTCCGGGCGTATATCGTCATCAAGCTCCTCGAGGCGCGGATCTCTGACGCGGTCCGCCTGTCGACTGACGCGCTTCCGGCGTCAAGGCTCGCGAGCGCGAAGCCTCCGCGCGAGTATCCCGGCGACGCGACGGACCGGACGGAGTAGCACGATGGACCTCGAGCGCGACGCGCGGGAGACGTTCGATCGGTGGCGATGGCACCCGGAGGCGTTCGTCCGGGAGGAGTTCGGCATCGAGCCCGATGCGTGGCAGCTCGAGGTCCTTCAGGCATTCCCGCACAACAACCGGCTCGCGATGAAGGCGTGCAAGGGGCCGGGCAAGACGGCGGTCCTCGCGTGGCTGGTGCTCAACTTCCTGGCGACGCGGCGGCAACCGAAGATCGCGGCGACCTCGATCACGTCGGACAACCTCTCGACGAACCTGTGGTCGGAGCTGGCGCTCTGGCAGGGGCGGAGCGATTTCCTCCGGGCGACGTTCAAGTGGACGAAGTCTCGAGTCGAGCATCGGAACCCGCAGCTCGCGCCGACGTGGTTCGCGGTCGCGCGCTCGTGGCCTAAGACGGGCAGCGCGGACGAGCAGAGTAACGCCCTGGCGGGCATCCACGGCGACTACTGCCTGTTCGTGCTCGACGAGTCGGGCGGCATCCCGCAGGCGGTCATGGTGACGGCGGAGGCGGTGCTCGCGAGCGGCATCGAGACGAAGGTCGTTCAGGCCGGCAACCCGACGCACACGAGCGGCCCGCTCTACGTGGCTTGCACGTCGCAGCGGCATCTCTGGTATGTCGTGACGATCACGGGCGACCCGCTGGATCCGAAGCGGAGCCCGCGCATCTCGCTCGAGTTCGCGCAGCAGCAGATCGACACCTACGGTCGCGAGAACCCGTGGGTCATGGTCAACGTGCTCGGGCAGTTCCCGCCCTCGAGCATCAACTCGCTGCTCGGCGTCGAGGAGGTCGAGGCGGCGATGAAGCGGCATCTCCGGAGCGACCAATACGATTGGGCGCAGAAGCGGCTCGGCGTCGACGTCGCGCGGTTCGGAGACGATCGGACGGTCATCTTCCCCAGGCAGGGGCTCGCGAGCTTCAGGCCGATCGTGCTCCGCAACGAGCGGACGACGAACATCGCGGCGCGCGTCATGGTCGCCAAGAAGCGATGGGGCTCGGAGCTGGAGCTGATCGACGACACGGGGCATTGGGGCCACGGCGTGATCGACAACCTCGTGACGGCCGGCATCCCGGCGATCGGGGTCAACTACGCCGGCAAGGCGATCAACCCGCGCTACAAGAACCGTCGCGCCGAGATGTGGATTCGCGGGGCGGAGGCGATCCGCGCCGGCGCCGCGCTCCCGAACATCCCGGAGATGGTGGGCGAGCTGACGGAGCCGACCTACACGTTCGTGAACGGCGTTTTCGTGCTCGAGGACAAGGACCAGATCAAGGAACGGCTCGGGCGCTCACCGGACCTCGCGGACGCCTACTTCCTCACCTACGCGCTCGAGGACATGCCGGGCGAGGTCATCGAGCGGCTCCAGGGCAGGAACACGGCGAAGCACGACGCCGACCCGTATGCGATTCCGGACCGCGATGCGATCGGGCGGGCGGAGGTCGACCATGATCCGTTCGCACGGTGAGGAGGCTGAGGGATGGCGAAGTTCAAGGTCCACAAGAAGAAGCTCGAGGTCAACGCGCAGGGGGTTCTCGTGCTGGTGCCGGGCGCGCTCGAGCCCGTGCCTGACGCGACGTTCGTCGCACTGTGCGGCACGGCGCATCGATCGCTGCTCCCGCTCGTGCTCGATGACGACTGGCGCCGCGTGACGTGCGCGCGGTGCCTGAAGCTGAAGCCGGTTCTCTCATGGTGGGAGCGGCTGCTCGCGTTCGCGGGCATCACACGGAGGGCTGAATAGATGGACTCGAAGAAAGCTCGTGAGATCGCAATTCGGCAGGCTCGCTCGATCGAGTCGGAGCTTCCCGTCTGCGCGGGATGTCCGGCCGGCCGGTTCGAGGAGTCGGTCGATCGGTGGATGAAGAAGCTCGGCAACCTGATGCAGCACGCGACGTTTCTCGAGTGGCGCTACGTGGGCGTCGGGGCGCCGCCGGTCATGTTCGTGCTCCAGGCGGAGCAGCTCGCCGGCGTGGCGGGCGATCCTCCGCTGCTCGAGGTCCCGATCGCTCGCGTCGACGGCGCGCTCGGTCCGGAGCGGAGGCTCGCGATCATCGGCCCGGAGGCGGACGAGGTCGCGAAGGGGCAGCAGGCGGCGGCGCTCGAGCGCGACGTCGCGGAGCGCGATCGCATCGGGGAGATCATCGAGAACCAGCAGACGATCCTCGCGGGGCAGCAGAAGCTCCTCGAGGAGCTGAACCTGCTCCGAGGTCAGTTCGTGAAGCGCGACACGGTGACACAGTCGATGGTTCAGCGGACGCTCCTGCTCGTGAACCATTTCGGCCGGGCGCCGTGGATCGGGACTTGGAAGGACTGGCTCGGTCGCGACCGTGAGATCGTGCTCGAGCATCCGCAGCCGGAGGAGAACGAGCGGGCGAAGGCGCAGGCCGGCAAGCTGGAGAACCGCGCATGATCACGGTGCGGGAGGCGACGCTCGAGGACGTCGACGCGGTCGTCGCGCTCGGGCTCGAGTTCCTCGAGACGTCGACCTACCGCCAGCTCGGGGCAGGGGAGCCGGACGCGATCGCTCGGCTCCTCTGCACAGTGCTCGATCATGGCGCCGTGTTCCTGGCGGTCGCGGGCGACGACGTCGTCGGCATGATCGCGATGCTGATGGTCCCGCACATCTTCAGCGGCGAGACGTTCGCGGACGAGGTCGCGTGGTTCGTGAAGCCGGCGCACCGGGGCCGGGCCGGCGTGCTGCTCCTCCAGGCGGCGGAGCGGTGGGCTGTGCAAAATCATGCCAAGTTGGTTAAGATGGTCGCGCCCGAAGGGACCTCCGTCGGGGACCTGTATCGCCGGAAGGGCTATCAGGTCATCGAACAGGCTTTCGTCAAGGTGCTCCAACATGGCGATCGGGACGGCAGCGACTCTCGGGATCATCGGCCTGACGGCGCTCGTCGCGTCGAAGGCGACCAGTAAGCTCGCGAAGAAGAAGGCGGCGGAGCAGCCGGCGCAGACGGTCGCAGCGACGACGCCGGAGGAGGAGACGCCGGCGGCAGCGGCTCCGCCCGCTCCTCCTCCCTCGGTCACGCAGGCGACCAGCGCGGCCAAGCCTGACGCGACGGCGGCTGGCGAGCGAGCGCGCAAGCGGGCAGCGGCCGGCGGGACCGCGCTCTCGAAGGCTCAGACGCCGACGTCCGGCGGTCGGGGCTCCTACAACGCGGCGACCCTGATCGGCTCATGATCGGGCAGGGGTTCCCTCTCATCGGTCAGCCGCTCCGCTCCTCGAGCGGACCTCAAGGCGTTCGGACTCCCTCGCCGTTCGCCTATCCGACGGACTTCCCGATGCGAGGCGGCTACGGCGTCGAGCAGCAGCAGACGCCGGCGCTCCCTGGCGCTCCGCGCCCCGGCTCGCCGGCGCCCAGGCTCGGCGGCGTGGCGCCCGGTCCTGGCGCGCGTCGCGGCGCGTCGATGATCCTCGGCTCGAGGAGCCCGGTGCTCAACCCGTTCGAGCGGCCGGACGCGCAGCGGCGCATCGGCAAGGGCAACCTTCGCGTTCCAGTGTTCGGCGTGAGGTAGACGAATGGCGGACTACAACGATCCGAACGAGCGGCGCAATCGCTACACGAAGCTCGCGGCGCAGCTCTGGAGCGATCGGTCGACGTTCGACGCGCACTGGCGGGACCTCGGGGATTTCTTCCTCCCGCGCCGGATGCGATGGGCCTCGAGCGACCGGAACAGGGGCGACAAGCGGAACCAGAACATCATCAACTCGACGGGCCGGTTCGCGGCGCGCACGTTGCAGTCGGGGCTCCACGCGGGCCTGACCTCGCCGGCGCGTCCGTGGATGAAGCTCACGATCCCCGACGAGGACCTCAACGAGTTCGGCCCAGTGCGCGAATGGCTGCACGCCGTCACGCAGCGGATGATGTCGATCTTCGCCGTGTCGAATCTCTACAACACGCTCCCGATCGTCTACGGTGACATGGGCGTGTTCGGGACCGGCGCGATCTTCGTGGGCGAGGACCCTGCGGACATCATCCGCGCAACCGCCTACCCGATCGGCAGCTACGCGCTCGGCACCGACTCGAGGGGCGTCGTCTCGACCTTCTACCGCGAGTATGAGCTGAGCGTGCGGCAGGTCGTCGAGCTGTTCGGGCTCCAGGCCGACGGGCGGACGATCGACTGGAGCAGCATCTCGAACACGGTCAAGAACCTATGGGACCGGGGCGACTACGAAAGCCCGGTCGACGTGTGCTGGATCGTGAAGCCGAACGAGCAGGGCAACGCGAACCGTCTCGAGGCGCGCTACCTCCCGTTCGCGTCGTGCCATTGGGAGAAGGGCTCCGCTGAAGCGAAGTTCCTCCGCGAGTCGGGGTTCCGGACCTTCCCGATCATGGCGCCACGGTGGGACATCACCGGCGAGGACAGCTACGGGACCGACTGCCCTGGCATGACGTCACTCGGTGACAACCGGCAGCTTCAGATCATGGAGCGGCGCCACGGGCAGGCGCTCAACAAGATGGTCGACCCGCCGCTCGTGGGGCCGACGTCGATGCGGACGCAAAAGACGAGCCTCCTCCCTGGCGATGTGAACTACGCCGACGTGCGCGAGGGGATGCAGGGGCTCCGCCCGGTCCACGAGGTTCGGATCGACCTCGCGCATCTCGCGCAGAACATCCAGGCGGTCGAGTTCCGGATCAAGCGGGCTTTCTTCGAGGACCTGTTCCTCATGCTCGCGACGACCGACCCGTATCGCGGCGCCGATGCGCCGACGGCGCGCGAGATCGACGAGCGCCACGAGGAGAAGCTCCTCGCGCTCGGCCCGGTGCTCGAGCGGACGAACGACGAGCTACTCGACCCGCTCGTCGACCGGACGTTCGACATCATGAACAACGTCGGGATGTTCCCGGAGCCACCGGAGGAGATCCAGGGCGCGAACCTGAAGGTCGAATACATCTCGATCCTCGCGCAAGCTCAGAAGCTCGTCGGCGTCGCGTCGACCGATCGGTTCCTTCAGACGATGGCACCGCTGACGGAGCTGTTCCCGGAGGTCCGCAACAAGATCGCGATCAACCGCGTGGTCAACGTGTATGCCGACTCGCTCGGCGTCGACCCGCGCATCATCGTGAGCGACGAGGACGCGGACGCTCAGACCGCGCAGCAGGCGCAACAGATGCAGGCGCAGGCGGACGCGCAGCAGGCGGCGACGCTCGCGAAGGCGGCGCGTGACGGCTCGCAGGCGCAGCTCGGGAACGACTCCGCGCTCGATCGCGTGGCGGCAGGGTTCGGGTCATGAACGACCAGCGCGCACACGTCCGCAACGCGGCCGACCCGCAACAGGTTCGGCGCGCGGCCCGGAAGGAGAAGCAGGTCGAGGAGCGGTTCACGAACGCGCTTCGCGAGGTCATGGGCACGGCGGCGGGCCGGCTCGTGCTGTGGGAGCTGCTCTCGAGGGCCGGCGTCTACCGCTCGATATGGGTCATGACGGCGGAGATTCACTACCGCGCCGGACAGCAGGATTTCGGCCACATGATCCAGGCGGAGATCCTGAAGGCCGGCGAGGACGGCTACGAGCTGATGGCTCGCGAGGCTCGGCTCCGCGCGCAGCGCGAGGCGAACGAAACCGACGCGGCGCATGTGTCGCGTGCGGAACAGGGAGATCGATCCAATGGCGAATGAAGCAGCGGACCCCGGCAAGGCCACACCCGACGCCGGCGGCAAACCAGCGGCGACGGTTCCAGCGGACGGCGGGAAGCCGGACGCGGGCAAGACGGCGGCAGCGGACGGGGCGACGGGCGTCGAACCTCCGAAGCCGGCGGAAGGGACTCCAGCGGCCACGGCAGGGGGCAAGGACGGCGACCAGGGCGGTCAGCCGAAGGCTCCCGACTCCTACGAGCTGACGGTCCCGGAAGGAGCGGAGAGCTACATCGAGGCGGACGATGTCGCGGAGATCGCGGCGATCGCGAAGGCGAAGGGCTGGACAGCCGAACAGGCGCAGCAGGCGCTCGACGATCACGCGGACGCGATCGCGGAACGCTCGGCGGCTTTCCGTGCGGAGGTAGACAAGGACCCGGTCTACGGGGGGAAGAATCTCGAGCAGACGCAGATCCAGGCGACTCGCGCGCTGGAGCGGATGTGGCCGAAGGGCTCGCCCGAACACGCGGCTCTCGGGAAGCTCCTCACGAAAACGGGTTTCGGCAATCACCGGCTGATCGTTGGCGGGCTCGCCAACCTCGGCAAGCTGATGCAGGAGGACAACCCTCACGGCGGGGGCACGACGGCGACCACGAAGCGGTCGGCGGAGGATGTGCTCTACGGCGGCAAGGGCTAGGCTTCAGGCGTCAGCGGATACGTAGGAGAGAGAGAACATGGCTGCACTGAGCACGGGCGCGCTCACCCTGGCGGATTGGGCGAAGCGGCTCGATCCCGATGGCAAGGTCCCGATGATCGTCGAGCTGCTCGAGCAGACGAACGACATCCTCACCGACATGCGCTGGATCGAGGGCAACCTCCCGACCGGCCACCGCACGACCGTCCGCACCGGCCTCCCGGCCGTCGCGTGGCGTCTGCTCAACCAGGGCATCACGCCGTCCAAGAGCACCACGGCTCAGATCGACGAGCAGTGCGGGATGCTCGAGGCGTGGAGCGAGGTCGACAAGGACCTCGCGCTGCTCAACGGCAACGTCGCGAGCTTCCGGCTCTCGGAGGCGAAGGCGTTCCTCGAGGCGATGAACCAGGAGGTCGCGCAGACCCTGTTCTACGGGAACAGCGGGCTCGCGCCGGAGGAGTTCCTCGGCCTCTCGCCGCGCTACTCGAGCACGACGGCCGGCAGCGGCTCGAACGTGCTGAGCGGCACTGGCGCCGGCTCGGACAACTCCTCGATCTGGCTGATCGTGTGGGGCGAGAACACCATCACGGGCCTGTTCCCGAAGGGCTCGAAGGCCGGCCTCGTCCACGACGACTACGGCGAGGTCACGGTCGAGCTGACCGCTGGCATCGCGGGCTCGCGGATGCGCGCGTTCCAGGAACGCTGGCAGTGGAAGGCCGGCCTCGCTGTGAAGGACTGGCGCTACGCCGTCCGGATCTGCAACATCGACATCAGCAACCTCGTCGCCAAGACCTCGGCGGCGGACCTCTCGGAGCTGATGATCCGGGCGATGCACCGCGTCCCGTCGCTGAAGATCGGCCGGGCCGCGTGGTATATGAACCGGACCTGCTACGAGATGTTCGACATCCAGGGCCGTGACGACGTCGGCAGCGGCGGCGGCTTCACGTTCCAGAACATCGACGGCCAGATGCGGCCGACGTTCCGGGGCATCCCCGTCAACAAGTGCGACCAGCTCCTCGAGACGGAGGCGACCGTCAGCTAGGCGCTCGAGCCTCCGGGCTCGGCTCCTACTCCAGCGTTCTTCAGGTTCAACCTTTTTCGAGGAGAGTTCACCATGTATGTCGACGTTCTCGGTCGCGTGTGCAACGCTCAGGCGTTCACGGCTGTGGCCGTTTCAACCGATTCCATCGACCTCGGCAACGTCACGCCGAAGCGCGAGATCGCTGTCGGCGAGCCGATGGGATTCGGCATCTCGGTAGGCGTCGCGGCCTCGGCCACGACGGTGCTCGTGGAGATCATCCAGGCGACCGATGCGGCGCTCACGGCCGGTATCGTCGTCCTGGCGCAGCGCACGTTCCTGTCGGCGGACATGCCGGCCGGCGCGCTGATCTTCATGCCGATCCCGCAGAACCCGACCCTCGCGGGTCCGCTCCGCTTCCTCGGCCTCCGCGTGACGCCGGCGGGCGGCGCGGCCACGGTCACGCTCACCGCGTGGCTCACCGCTCGCTCCGTGTTCTCCGTCGTGGCTCGCAGCTACGCGAAGGGCTTCACCATCAGCTAGGCGCAGCTCGAGGCGCTCGAGGGGGCTCCGCGTGGGCCTCCTCGAGCCGCTTCGTCCTGGCGTCTCGCAGAAGGGAGCACGAACATGGCAGTCAATCAGCGACCGCGCTACAACCGCCGGAAGGACCGCATCGACGACCAGCCGATCGAGATCCTCGCGCTGGCGGTCGACGGTGCGATTCCGATCGACGTCGACCGGACCTACAACATCACGAAGGGCTCGGCGGCGGCGCTCACCCTGGCGGCTCCTGGCGCGGCGAACGTCGGCCGGAAGATCACCGTCAGGGCGGGGACCAACTTCGCGCACGTCGTGACGTTCACGGGCGGCACGCTCCGGGGCGGCACGGCGGCGACGGCGACGGCCACGACGGCGGCATTCGCCGGCTCCGGGTTCACGGCGGTTGCCGTGAGCGCGACCGTCTGGCAGCTCATCTCGAACGTCGCTTGCACCCTGGCCTAAGACGGGACACGGGCGCCGGCGGGCTCGAGCAGCTCGCCGGCGTTCGCTCGTCTCGAGGAGAACCTCGATGGCAGTTCAGCGGACCGACTACGAAACCGTCGCGGCTGGCGCGACGGACCAGATCCTCGGACCCGTCGGCAAGGTCGGCGACATCCTCCAGCGGCTCATCATCACCGTGGGCACGGCGGCAACGGCAGCGGTGAGCATCAAGGACGGGAACGGCGCGAGCATCCCGATCCTCCCGAACAGTCCCGGCGGCGGGATCGGCGTCTACGTCGTCGAGGTCGGCGCCCTGGCGGCGAACCCCACGACGCCGGGATGGAAAGTCACAACCGGCGCGGGTTCGACCGTGCTCGCCGTCGGTCTGTTCTCGTAGCGGTCGAGGAGCGACTCAATGGCAAAGACGGCAAGGACCCAACCGAAGCCCGTCGCGCGCTCGATCCCCGGCCCGAAGCCGGTCAAGGCGCTCGACCCGAAGGAACAGCCGGCGCCGGCGTTCAAGGACGATCCGATCAAGGTCCGTGCGACGCGCATGGGCTACTACGACCACATCCGCCGGCGCGAGGGTGACGTGTTCATCATCGCGAACAAGGCGGCGTTCTCGAAGATGTGGATGGAGGAGGTCGACCCGCGCACGCGGGAGCGGACCACGTCGGCGCCGCAGGCTCTCCGGCAGGCGCACGACGAGATCCTCGGTGGAAAGGTGACGGGCGGCGCCACCGGCGACGCCGACGTCATCTAGCGGCAGCAGCAGGGCAGGGGGCTCGCGATGGCGAACAAGACGCATTTCCTCCAGTATTACGTCCACCTCGACGACAAAGCGGTCTACGACGCAGCGGAGGCGTCAGTCGCGGCGAGTGCGGGCTGGCTGGTGGATGTGGCGCCGGACACCGTCGCGGCCACCTACTCGGCGACGATCGTCATCCCCGGACCCTCGCAGTTCTTCGATCCGCCGTGTCTGACGAGCGGCTACTTCGGGGAAAACTTCAACTACCCGCGCAACGTCGGGACCTTCACGCGCAAGAGTGGCGGATGGTTCGGCATCCACGCCCTGTTCGGCGACACGCACACCTATCGTTGGAGCGGCGACTTCACCTACGCCGGGACCCCTCCAGGCGAGTCGGAGATCCCCTCGGAGCCGTCGCTCGTCGCGATGCCGACGCGGCTATGGGTGGAGGGGTTCGAGAACAACGCGGGCAGCGGCTCGCTCAGCGGCAACGCCTACGACCTGTATTCACCGCTGGCCTCGAGGCATCAAGGCGGCTACGGGATGGCGTGCCGGGGCGGCGCGGTGCATACCTGTCAGCACGCGGCGACGGAGAGCGGTCACGCGGCGGTCGATCGCGCGTGGGAGCGGCTCTACGTGCGGCTCCGCGTCCCTCCGACCTCGAGCCAGACCTTCTGGCAGACGGCCGGCGCTATCAGCAGCAACGCGGGCATCCGACTCCGCTTCACGCTCAGCGGTCAGATCGAGATGGTCAACAGCGACGCCGTCGGCGCGTTCTCGACGATCGGGACCTCGAGCGCGCTGACGCTGAACCGCTGGTATAAGCTCGACATCCTCTACCGGACCGGCGCATCTCCGAACAGCTTCGCGAAGCTCTACATCGGCGGCGTCTCGAGCATCTCGATCACGGGCGGCTCACTGCCGGCGGCAACGGGGCTGACGCAGGTCCAGAACGTCGCGTCGTCGACGGTGTCCTCCGGGCAGGCGAGCGGCCACGGCGGCTCGTGGGACATCGACGACTGGATCGGGTGCGAGCTTCCGCTCGGCGGCGCCAACCCGAACCTGTTCCCTCAGCGCGACTGGAACACGGGCTCGAAGGTGGTCCCGCTCTACGGCAAGGCGGCAGCGGCCTCGAACGGCGCCGACTTCGCCGGCCCTGGCGGCGCGGACGCGAACGACTGGCGGTTCACGACGCAGCGGCCGGCCATCTCGACGCTCATCCAGGGGCTCACGACGACCGTCGCGTCGCCCAGGCTGGCGGTCGTCTCGCAGGCGGACCGGGCGATCGACCTCGACCCGATGAACCGGGGGCTCGTCTCGGCGAGCATCGGCGCGGTTGCGATCAAGCTCGCCCGCGGCGCGAACGACCGGCTCTACGGCCTGAAGCTCCCCGGCGCCGGCGAGGTCACGGTCGGCGCGACGCAGAACGAACCAACGACGATCGCCAGCTCGGGGCGCGGCCGGCTGGTTCACACGGGCGGGCTCCTCGATCCGGTCACGCCGATGGCGACCACGGAGCTGAGCTACACCGCGAACAGCACAGCGGCCTCCAGCAAGACGGTTTACAACCTCATCGCTCAGGTCGAGTGTGTCGGCAACTTCTACATCGAGGACTATGTCCCGCAGACGGGCGATCCCTCCTCGATGGCGGAGGCGTTCCCGAAGCACTGGTTCAACGACCTGCATCAGTGGCCGTTCGCGGACGGGCCTCACGCGACGTTCGGGCAGGCGGTTCCGTCGATCGTGGTCACGCACGCGCGGACCTACGTCGGCAACGGCAAGAGCCAGACGCTCGCGTTCCGCGTCTCGCCGACGTGGATCTTCATCAGGAACACGGCGACGCACGAGCAAACCTCGTGGTATGTCGCGAGCGGCACGGGCCGGACCTCCGTCCACGAGGCGACGCGCTCGAGCAGCATCCCGCGCGTCTACATCGATCCCAACTTCACGGCAGCGGCGGAGGACCAGCAGAGCCAGCAGACGCTCGTCACGATCGCGGGGAACAACGTCGCGATCAACGCGAACGGCGTCACTTACAACATCATCGCGTGGTGCGACCCCGGCCAGCGGTTCAGTGAATGCGGCGCCCTGTGGGAGCACGGCTCCGGCCCGGTGTCGGAGCGGCTCACGACGCTGAACAATGACGAGTTCCTCCCGGAGTGTGTATTCCTCCAGCGCGAGCAGAGCGGCAACGCGACGACGTCGTCCCTGCTCATGAAGGGGCTCGGCCTCGCGACGCAGCAGGCCAACCTCGTGAACGCGGCCTCGATCGCGGCGGCGTTCGAGATGCGGACCGGCGTGCTCGCGACGCCGACGGGCTCGGGCCTGTATGCCTCCTCGTGGATTCAGCAGACGTTCCTCGCCTTCCGGCGCGACGACGGCAGCGCGGACGCGGGCATCAAGTATGTAATGCAGCTCGCGAGCTGGACCGGCGACGGTGCGGCCTCGAGGACCATCACGCTCGGACCGGCCACGGGGCGCCGGCCGATGTGGGCGATCATCGTCGGCTCGAACGGCGTCGCGCGCATCCGCGACGCGAGCCACACGGGCACGACCTCCGTCAACATCGCGTCCGACACGAACGACGCGACGACCGGCATCACCGGCGGCGGCGTGGACAGTATCAGCGTGGGCTCGGTGCTCAACACGAACGCGGTGCTCTACGAGTGCTTCGTGTTCCCTGGCTGTAACGCGACGGCCGGCAACAACGGGTGGGGCGTCAACTGCGAGAGCATCCCGGTCGAGCCTCACTCGCCGACTCCGCCCTATCCGCCGGGGCCGACTCCTCCGCCCGAACCGCCGGAGAACCCGAACCCGTGCGGCACGCCGGGGCTCGTCCCGACGGGCACCATCACGCAGTGCGCGGGACCGTCGACGCTCGTCATCAACGCGGCGCTCTCGCAGCTCGGCGTCACGAAGCAGCTCGTCTCGACGACGCTCAACACGGAAGTCTCGCAGGAGGCGACGGTCTGCCGGCTGCACTTCGACGAGGACGTGCGGAAGTGCCTCCGTGATTTTCCGTGGGCCTTCGCGACGCGCTACCTGAAGCTCACGGCGATCGGCGGGCCGGCGGAGGAGCAGGATCTCGTCCAGGCTTACAGCGCAACAGCGGCCTACACGGTGGGGATGGTCGTCAAGGACTCAGGGCTGCTCTACTACTGCATCCTCGCAGGCACCGGGCAGGCGCTCACGAACCCGATCTATTGGTCGACCGAACCGCCGGAGGAGTTCACGGGCGATTGGCTCTACGCCTACCTCCTCCCGTCCGACTTCGTGTTCGCGCGCCGGATCGTCGACCCGGAGAAGCGGCGCCGCTCGTGGGACCCGGAACCTCCGCCGTTCCGCGTCGGCTCGTGGGGCAACAACCCGATCCTCTACTCCAACGAGCTGAACGTCGAGCTTGAATACACGCACATCTCCGGCTGTGTGGCCTACCAGGGCGACGCGCTGTTCCGCTCCGCGCTCTCGTGGCGCCACGCTCACTCGATCGCGCCGGGGCTCTCGAGGGACGCGAAGCTCACGGGCTACGCCTGGGAGATGTATCAGCGGCTCCTCCGCGACGCGCGAGCCTCGAGCGCGCAGGAGCAGCAGCAGGACCGCGAGGGCGACGTCGACTGGATCGCGGGGAGGAACTAGATGGGCGAGTCGACGTTCCAGCGGACGTTCGCGGGCGGCGAGCTGGCGCCGGCGCTCACGTCTCGAGCGGACCTCACGAAGTATCTGACGGGCCTGAAGCGGCTCCGGAACTTCATCATCCTCCGCTCGGGCGGCGTGGCGAACCGGGCCGGGACCCGGCTCGTCGCGGAATGCAAGACGAACAGCATCGCCGTGGAGCTGCACCGCTACGTGAGCGCGGTCGCTGGCGAGTCGATCCTGATCGAGTCGGGGAACGGCTACCTCCGGTTCTTCAAGAACGGCGGTCCCGTGTCGGTGAGCGGCGTCGCGGCCTACAACGGCGCGAACAGCTACGTCATCGGGGACATCGTCTCGAGCGGCGGCGTCAACTACTGGTGTCGGTCGGACGCGGCGCCGGGCGACGCGCCGCCGAATGCGACGTTCTGGTATGCGATGCCGGCGAGCGGGCTCCTCGAGATCCCGCATCCGTTCTCGACGGGCGGCTGGAACAGCGTTCAGTCGGGCAACGTGATCACGATGACGTCGAAGATCGGGACCATCCCGCCGCACGAGCTGATCTACTCGAGCCTCACGTCGTGGGTGCTCAGGCTCGTCAACACGCAGCCGTCGATCGCGGCGCCGGCCGGACTCGCGGGCACGCCGGGCGCGGCTGGCGCGCTGACCTACGCCTATCAGGTCACGGCGGGCGCGGCGGAGTCGTTCGAGGAGAGCGTGAGCGCGGGCATCGCATCGGTGCCGGCGACGGCGGCGCCCACGCAGGCGGCGCCGATCGTGCTGACCTGGACGCCGGTCCCAGGCGCGGCGGAGTATTACATCTACTGCGATCCCTACGGCAACGGGACTTTCGGGTTCATCGGGACGGCGACCTGCACGGACTCGAGCCTCGGCACGCCGGCGACGTTCAACGACGCGGGGTTCACGCCGGACTTTCTCGTCACTCCGCCGCTCCCTCGGAGCCCGTTCAGCGCGACCGGCGACTACCCGCGCGTCGCGGGCTACCATCAGCAGCGGCGGTTCTTCGCGAACACGGACAACAACCCGGATGCGGTCTACGGCTCGAGGGTCGGGTTTCACTCGAACTTCAACATCTCGAGCCCGCTCCAGGACGACGACGCGATCACCTTCAAGCTCGCGGCGAACCAGCACAACCCGGTCCGGCATCTCCTCGGGCTCAAGACGCTGATCGCGCTCACCGATTCCGGCGAATGGAGCATCGGCTCGCCGCTCTCACCGCTGACGCCGTCGAACCTCCCGGCGGACCAGGAGGCATACATCGGCGTCGCGGCGGCGCCGCAGCCGGTCATCATCGGGAACAGCATCCTCTACGTGCAGGCGCGGGGCTCGATCGTTCACGACTTGCAATTCGACCAGCAGGTCGAGGGGCTCGGTGGGCGTGACCTGACCATCTTCGCGAGCCACCTGTTCGACTCCTACACGATCCTGACGATGGACTATCAGCAGGTTCCGCACTCGACCGTCTGGATCTGCCGGTCGGACGGGACGCTGCTCGGGCTCACCTACCTCCGCGAACAAGACGTGTGGGGCTGGCATCGGCACGACTCGGGCCTGTTCTGCCGGTTCGAGCACGTCAAGGTCGTGCCGGAGTCGACGGAGGACGCGGTCTACGTGATCACGCGGCGCACGATCGGCGGCGTGTTCCATCGGTTCATCGAGAAGCTCGAGAACCGCGACATCGTCAACTACAACCGTGATGCGTTCTTCGTCGATTGCGGGCTGAGCTACAGCGGAGCGCCGGCGACGACGTTCTCCGGGCTCGGGCATCTCGAAGGGCAGCAGGTTGCGATCCTGGCCGACGGCGTCGTGATCGCGAACGGCGCGGAGACGGGCACGGCAGCGCGCACGGTCGTCGGCGGCACGATCACGCTCACGACGCCGGCGTCGGACGTTCACATCGGGCTCCCGATCCAATACGCGGAGGTCGAGACGCTCGACCTCGACGTCGCAGGGCAGGCGATCCGCGACAAGCGGAAGAAGGTCGGCAGCGTGACGATGCTGATCGACGGCTCGACCCGGAAGTTCTACATCGGCCCGGACTCGAGCAACGTCATGCCCTACAAGGCGAACCCGTGGGAGGGGACCGCCGGCTCGTTCTCGGGCTCGGTTGAGCAGGCGATCGTCTCCGCCTACAATGACACGGGCCGCGTGTTCGTGCAGGTCCGCGACCCGATCCCGATGACGATCCTCGGCATCATGCCGAACGTCGAGCTAGGAGGCTGAAACCGATGGCGATGGCAACGGCGACCGTTCTCGGCATCATCAGCCTTGCCGGAACGGCAGTATCCGCCTACAGCCAGTATCGGGCTGGTAAGGCGCAGAAGCAGGCCGCGAGCAACGCGGCGTCTGAGCAGGAGCGCGCGGCTCGAGCGGGGAAGAAGGTCGCGGAGGCGAACGCGCAGCTCTCCGACTACAACGCGCAGGTCGCGGAGCTGCAATCTGAGGACGCGCTCGATCGCGGCCACGACGAGGAAAGCCGCTTCAGGTCCCAGGTGCGAGGAGCGATCGGCGCGCAGCGGGCGGCATTCGCCGGCGGGAACATCGACGTCTCATTCGGCTCGGCAGTCGACGTGCAAGCTGACGCAGCGTTCCTCGGGGAGATGGACGCGCTCCAGATCCGCACGAACGCGGCGCGCGAGGCGTGGGGCTTCAAGGTGCAGTCGACGAACTACCGGATGGAGGCGGACATCCGGCGCCGCGAGGGCGACAACGTCGTCGCGGCCGGAGCCTACAACGCGGCGGCGATGCGAGCCCAGGGCCGGGCGGCGCAGACGTCGAGCCTATGGGGCGCGGCCGGGACCCTGCTCGGCGGGACGGCGTCGCTCCTCCAAATGCGTTACGCGATAAAGAACGGATAGAACCATGCCGACGGTTCCGCGACTCTCGAGGCAGGTATCCCCGACGGCGCTCCCTGGCGCTCGGCTGACGGCGCAGGAGACGGCGCTCAGCGGAGGCGTCGGCGTTCACGAGGCGAAGGCGCGCTACGAGCTGGCGAAGGGCGGCGCGTCGGCCGACGTGTGGAACGCGGCGGCGGGGTTCGGGCAGCAGGTCACGCGGGCCTCGAGCGCGGTCGCGGAGATCGTCATCCAGGAGCAGCGGCGGGCGGACGACGTCGCGCTCATGGAGAAGCAGAACCAGCTCTCGACGTGGACGAACAAGCGGCTCTACGACCCGCAGAACGGCGCGCTCGCGCGGCAGGGGAAGGACGCGCTCGGGGCGCCGGAGGAGGTCGGGGCGGAGTTCGACAAGCTCGCCGGCGAGATCGAGGGCACCCTCGGCAACCCGCGCCAGCGCGCGGCGTTCATGCGGATCCGCGACAACGCGAAGGCGAACCTCGACCTCACGCTCCGCCGGCATGTGTTCGGGGAGATGCAGAAGTATGAGGCGAGCGAGCTGAAGGCGCTCGTCGACAACAGCGTGAGCAGCGCGATCCAGAACGCGACCGACCCGGCGCGCGTGGGGTTCGAGCTGACGAACGCGGTCGACGCGATCGAGCGGAGCGGGCCTCGGCTCGGGCTCGGGCCGGAGCAGGTCAAGGCCCAGGTCGAGGCGGTGCAGACCAAGACGCACGTCGGCGTCGTCGAGTCGCTCGTCTCCCAGGGCCACACGAAGGCGGCGACGGCCTACTTCGAGGAGGCGAAGGACGCGGGGCAGATCAGCGGCGACGCGGTCGCTCGCGTCGAGAAGGCGCTCCGCGAGGGGACGGTCCGCAAGGAGGCGCAGGAGCAGGCCGACAAGATCATCCTCGCCGGCGGCACGCTCACGGAGCAGCGCGACCGGGCGAAGGCGATCGAGGATCCGGACGTGCGCGATCGCGCGCTCACCTACATCGAGCACGAGGCGACCATCAAGGAGCGGGCGCAGCGCGAGCAGAGCGAGAACCTGCTCAGGGGCGTCTACGCCGTGGTCGAGGAAAGCGGCGGCGACATCTCGGCGGTCGAGCCCGCGCTGTGGGCGCAGCTCGACGCGAAGGACCTCGCCGGCGTCCGCGCCTACGCGCGCACCGTGGCGAAGGGCGAGCCGGTCGAGACGGACCTCGAGACGTATTACGGCCTGATGCGGCGCGCGGTGTCGATCGACAAGGGGTTCCTGAACGAGAACCTCCTCCGCTACCGGAACAAGCTGAGCGAGGGCGATTTCCAGCAGCTCGCAAACCTTCAGCGGTCGCTCCGCGAGCAGTCGATCGATGCGGCGTCGACGGCGGCGAAGAATCAGGCGAAGATCATCGTCGACGAGTTCAGCAGCAAGTCTCAGGTGTTCGACGACCGGCTCCGCGCCTACGGCATCGATCCGAACCCGAAGGAGGGCACGCCGGAGGCGAGGGCGATCGCGAACCTCCGGGGCGTGCTCGACCGTCGCGTGCGGGCGCTCGGCGGCGGCGAGACGGGCAAGACGGCGACGAACGACGAGATCCGGGAGATCCTCGACGCGGAGCTGAGCACGCAGATCACGACGACCCGCAAGGGCACATGGGCCGGCCTGTTCACGGCGGCGCCGTTCTTCACGACGACGGAGAAGAAGCGACCGATCGAGCTGACGCTCGACGACATGACCGATCGAGAACGGCAGTCGATCGAGCAGGCGCTCCGTCGAAACCGCATCCCGGTCAACGACGCGACGGTGCTCGAGGCGTTCATCGAAGCGCGGAGCCGGGAGTAGACGGATGGCGGGCAACATCTACGACGACGCGATCGAGCAGCTCGACGACCAGCAGCAGGGGCCAGCGGCCGACCCGTTCGAGGAGGCGGTCCGCCGGATGCGGGCCAACGCGGACACGCGGCTCCGGGCCTCGCTCCAGCAGAAGGACGACACGACGCCGGAGCGGGCGGCGGAGGCGCAGAAGCTCGCGCTCGAGACGGGCCTCCCGCCGCGACTCGTCGAAGCCAACTTCGACCGGGTGAAGCGGGAGAGCGACCAGGGCCGGACCCCCTACGAACGGATGTTCGCGGAGACGCCGGCGCTCGCGGAGTGGGCGAGCAACCCGGAGAACGCGAAGGTCGCGGCCGACGACCTCGAGCAGCTCGGGGCGCTCGAGTGGCTCCTCCAGGCGCCGGGCCGGGCGTTCGCTCGAGGCGTGAATCAGGTCCGGGCCGGCCGGCTGGCGACTGAGTCGATCTGGCGGGAGCTGACGCAGCAGGAGCGGGACCTGCTCAACAGCTACGAATACGGGATGGAGGAGGGCGGCGCGCTCGGCGCCGGCGACTCGTGGTTCCGCAAGGCGGTCACGGGCTCGGCGCAGCAGCTCCCGAACCTGTTCGGCGCGGGCCTCTACGCGGCCGAATACGGGGCGGTCGGCGCGGCCGGGGCTGGAGCCGTGGGCGCCGGCGTTGGCGCCCTGGCGGGCGGCGT